ACCAAGAAGCTCGTACCACTAACGGTATGAAGGCACGCAAGTCCACTGCTTCTGCTTGTGTCGATCTTTTCTACAAGATCGGTGCCTCGCGTGGCAAGGATATCACCAAGGACTTCGTTGCTGCTTATGTTGAGAATAAGGAAGTTGCACTTCGTATTGCTCAATGGGTTCGCGATGTTCGTGGTGGTTCGGGTGAGCGCCAAATCTTCCGTGATATTCTTGCATATCTAGAAAAGCATGATGCTGCTGCAGCAAAGGCTCTTCTTCGTAAGATTCCGGAAATTGGTCGCTGGGATGACATTTTTGTCTTCAAGACCGATGCTCTAAAGGCTGAAGCGTACACCATGCTTGGTGATGCCCTGCGTGAACGAAACGGTCTTGCTGCAAAGTGGACTCCGCGCCAAGGTAAGACTGCTGTAGAAATTCGCAATTTTTTCGGCATGTCGCCTAAGTTTTATCGTAAGTCCTTGGTCGAATTGACCAAGGTTGTTGAAACTCAAATGTGTGAAAAGAACTGGGATGATATCAACTTCTCTCATGTTCCTTCTCTTGCACATTCTCGTTACAAGAAGGCATTTTATCGAAACACTGAAAAGTACAAGGAATATGTTGCTTCACTTGTGAAGGGTGATAATCCTAAAGTCAAGGTGAATGCGGGAGCAGTATATCCTTATGATGTTCTGAAGGGTTTGATTGGTCATTACAATCTGAACTACAACAAGACTGAAACTGACGTATTGCAAAAGCAATGGGAATCGATGGAGAATTTCATCGGCGATGCAAACATTCTACCTCTGGTAGACGTTTCTGGTTCGATGAGTTGCCCAGCGGGTGGTCGTGTCTCTAAGAGCGGAACTACCTGTCTCGATGTTGCGGTTTCTCTTGGTCTGTACTGTGCAGATAAGAACACTGGAAAGTTCAAGGATACTTTCTTGACTTTCTCAGGTAGCCCTCAACTGATGCATCTGAAGGGTAATATTGTTCAGAAGATTCAACAAATGGTTACTTCGAACTGGGGTATGAACACCAACATCATTGCAGCATTTGAGAAGATTCTCTCTGTTGCGAAGAGTGGTAAAGTGCCGCAAGAAGAAATGCCAGATGTTCTTCTGATCATGTCTGACATGCAATTCGATCAATGTGCTGGGTATGATGATTCTGCAATGCAGAGTATTGAACGCAAGTTCACTGCTGCAGGGTACGAAGTACCGAAGGTTGTTTTCTGGAACTTGAACGCTTCTGACAATGTTCCTGTGAAGCACGATAAGCGAGGCGCCGCTCTGGTGTCTGGTTTCTCGCCTTCAATCATGGTGAGTGTTCTTGGTGGTGATGCAGACAACTTCACTCCAGAAGCAATCATGATGAAAGCAATCATGAAGGATCGTTACGATATTGTAGTGTAACTACAGTGGGCTGGTAACTCAGCGGTTAGAGTAGCCGACTCATAATCGGTTAGTCGTCGGTTCGAATCCGACCCAGCCTACCAAACAATAAAGCACCCGACTGGGTGCTTTTTTTTAACTACCGCATTTATCACACTTCTTTTCTTTTTTATCACCTGACGTACCTAGCATTATGCCGGATAATGTGCCAGTTAAAAATGTTGCAATTGGAATAATCAGTTCAAAAAACTTCGAATCGACTGGGCTAATTGCATCCAGTGGCTGTGTAACAAATATGATACTGTAAAGGACCACAAAAACAATACCCATCAGAGTTACTGCTAAACAACAACCGACAAATACTTTTAGCCTGGCAAATAATTCATCTGGTGTTAATCGATTATTTTCCATCTTTAAATCCCTCTTCTACCTTAAACAAATCTGGACAATTTCTATTATGTTTACAACTTTCCAATGAACATTCTTTTTTAGAGTGATTTTTGATATCTTGACAAGGATAACGATATCTTTCACCACATGATGACAATAGTAATGATGTTAGTACAATAAAAATGCATTTATACATTTTCAATACCTCCTATTTTACCAGCGTCCTGCTTCTAAACCTGTTTGATAAACTAAGATCGACATCCATGTTAAAAATGCTAAACCTAGACCAAGCAACGTAAATGCTAGGCCATAGGTTCCAAGGTTTTGCAAAAATTTCTGTCTACGACGCATCTGATCGTAAATCATTTTTTTTCGTTTCTCTTTAATCTCTTTTCTGAGAGATACGAATTCACGATAGCCGTCCATGCCTAAATGTTGTAAATCGCCATATAAAAACATATGATAGATTTCTTTTTCCATGTCTATCAATTTTTGCTTTGCAATCATTGTATCGAATGCTTCGGATGTTTCGTTCTTACCGAATCCAATTTTCTCGAATAAACCGGGTTTTTTACTTTCTTGTTGAGAAATCGCCTCAGCTAGATCACTAGCTGCGCCAGCCCATTTACTCAGTTGACCATAAACGTCTTGAACTTCTCTACCTATCTCCACAGCTTTTTTTATGCCATTGAAAGCGGCAGTAGCCATGGCAAAAGCTGAAACTGGATCTAACATTTTCTCTCCTATGTAAAATACTAAGACATATTACAAAAAATGATATCTTACAAAGGGAAAATATTGTAAAGCAACGCATACATAACTATTTATTACCATTACAGACTTGACAAAGAAATAAAAATGACTATAATAACCAAATGTATCCTCCTCCAGAGTCCACTATGACACCAACAATAATGGTATTTGATAACTTCTATTCAAATGCACACGATGTACGTAAGTACGCACTAAGCCTACCGTTTGAAGTGACAGGTAATTTCCCTGGTGCAAGAACCAAAATAATGAATGATGACTTCTTTAAAACAAGCAAGAGTCTCTTCGAAAATATTCTACGCAAAAAAATCACTTGGTGGCCTGAAGAATATAACACTTCGTTTCAATACACAACAAAAGATTCTCAGACTTGGGTACATTACGATCCAACTAATTGGGCTGCTGTTCTGTATCTAACACCAGACGCACCGCTAGACTCGGGTACTGCGATCTACATGCATAATGAAACAAAAGTGTTTATGCTGGATAGAAAAGATCCAAAAACTGATTTAAATGGCAACCAAGATGTTAATGACTTGTCGAAATGGACACCAATATCGCAAGTAGCAAATATTTTCAATCGACTTGTAATGTATCGTGGAGAATATTATCATCGTAGTGTTCGACCGGGTTTTGGTGACAATCAATTCAATGGAAGACTTTTTCAAACTTTCTTTTTTAACGCAGAGGAATAATAATGAACATTAAAGGTATTAAGCTCGTAACGGGCGAAGAAGTGATTGCTGATGTTTCTGGTACACCAGATAATCGGATTCAACTCAAGAATCCTGTACAAATCAGAGTCATGCCGCCGAAGATGGCAGGATCACAACCTTCAGTGGGTTTTGTTCCGTTTCCTACTTTCTCAGATCAAACAATGAATAGCACTGTGCTTGTAGAACCTCTTCATGTAGTGTATACTTATGAGCCTGCTGAAGAAATTACTTTCAATTACAATCAAACTTTCGGATCAGGAATAATTACACCATCTAAAAGGCTAATCACTGAATGAGTAAATTCTACACAAACGTACAATGCATCGGTAACAACATTCTCTATCGAGGTGTTGTTGACGGTGGTCGCGTCAAGACTAAGATTCCATATCAGCCAACTCTGTATGAAAAGAACAAGACAGAGACTGGCTATCGAACACTACAAAACGAATCTCTCAAGCCACATAAGTTTGATTCGATCCGAGAAGCAAAAGAATATCTGAGACAGTTTGAAGATGTCTCTGGCAAAACGATCTATGGTCAAGATCGTTTCGAATATGCATTCATCGGTGATGAACATAAGAGTATGATCGACTGGAATATTGATCATATCGTTATTGCTTTGTTTGACATTGAAGTTGGCTCAGAAAATGGCTTCCCTGATCCGTATGAAGCAAAAGAGCCAGTTACTTCTATTACGCTGACGTTTCTAAACGGCGCTACATTTGTTTGGGGCTGCGGCGACTATCAAACAAAAGGTGAAGAGAAATACACAAAGTGTAAAGATGAATATCATCTACTCAAGTTCTTTCTGAAATTCTGGGTTGATAACTATCCTGACGTTCAATCTGGCTGGAATACAAAGTTCTTTGATATTCCTTATCTTGTGAATCGTATGAGAAAAATTCTTGGTGAAGATGAGACTAAGAAGCTTTCGCCGTGGAATATGATCAGTGAACGCGAAGCG